AGTTACTAAAGATATAACAGAGCAGATACCTGACTCATACCATGACTACGCACGCAAAGAGTTTGCTAAGTCAATGGTGGAACTACAAGACCGACTAACTCAGATGACTAACAATGGAGTAAATACAAATGGTAAGTAAGCCCGAGGTGCAAAAGAAAAAAGAGCGTGTGCTAGTAGCAAAGCGCATTAAGCGAGTGGACATGGTTCTTCCTGATGATGTAGCGGAACTCATAAAGAAGTTACCGCTAGACGAACGCCGAGTCTATGCAACGCTATTGAGTAACGCTGGTTGGACTCTCCAATCTATTGCGACACCGCTAGGTATCACAAGAGAAATGGTGCGCCAGTACGGAACTAAGACCTACTCAGAAGAGCAGGTTGCAAAGGTAAGCCACTTACCAATTCCCGAACTACCAACTGTTGATGTCTATAAAGAACTGTATCCAAAAGTTCTGCCTTCTAAAGAAGTCATAGCACAACTAAAAATCCTCAAAGGTAGTGCCTCAAAAGTTAGAGGCAGAGGACAAGCCTACCGAGAAGAAGCAGAGTTATACACAAAACTTCTTTATGACACTATCCAAAGTGGTGTATCTGCTTACCGCTTAGCAAAAGAACTTGGCATAACTGTTGGTGCTATTGAGTTCCGCTTAGTGCGTTACGGATACAAAACTGCAAATGGCAAATCAAAAGTGTATAAGCCACTTACTCACAGAAAGGTAACTAGAAATGCCTAATTGGTGTAACAACGATTTAGTTATTGAAGGTTCTCCAAAAGAACTTAATAAACTAATGAAGCAAGTAGAAATAACAAAGAGCGAAGAGACAGAAGGGCATAGAGAAAACTTATTCTCATGCCACAAGGTAATCCCTATGCCCGAGAATGTGGACTGGTACAACTGGAGTATCTCCGAATGGGGAAGCAAGTGGGATTTATCTGATGTATGGCGTTCTGATGACTGGGAGAGTGGCGTGCTTAGGTACTCATTCCAAACAGCATGGTCTCCCGTTCTCCCAGTTATTGAAGAACTAGCAAAGCAATTCCCTAAAGTGACTATGACATATACCTACTGGGAAGGTGGCATGGACTATTGGGGCGAATACAACTACGAGAAAGGCGAACAAGTATCAACAGAAGGTGGCTCACTTAACGACGCTTCTTGCGAACGGCTAGACGGGTTAATGGGAGACCACCACCAATGTCGGGAGTGTTACTCAGAGATAGAGTGCAGTGGAGAAGATACGCCCGAACTATGTGAAGAGTGTGAAGCCACCCTCAAAGCAACCGAAGAAGAACTATGGGAAGAAAAGATGTTGTGCGCTAATTGTGATAAGCCTATGGACTATCGGAATTGCCCAACAGAAGTATGCAAAGACCACTTCGTCTGCCCTGAATGTGGGGCAGACATTCACAAAGGAGAAAGGCTAGGAGAATGACTACAAAAGAAAAAGTAAAACGCCCAAAGAAGATGAGAGACTGCTTCCAATGTGCAGACCAACACTATGAAGAAGATATGTTGGAGCAACTTGGCAATCTTGTATGCGAGCCATGCTTCCACGATACTTGGTCGGAAGCGTATGGGAAGGATACAGAATGAACGACAAAGGCTTCCAACACGACTACGGCGCAGACGAATGGCATTACAAGTGTTCTGCTTGTGGTGTCATGCTGTATGCACCAACGCTTGATGAAATGCAAAGAGCATTACCAAGACATACCAAAAGCAAAGACTGCTTAGGTGGCTGGTAATGAAGTGCGAAGAGAAGAAAGGCTATACAACTAAATACAATGCAGAACGAGCCATGACAATGATTTGGAAAACACAATGGCTCAACAACAACAGAAAGAAACCATGTGCAACTTACAAGTGCAACATTTGCAACTTGTGGCACTTAACAAGCCAACCACAAAGAAAGAAGGTTGCAAAAGAAGGTTGAAAGCATAGACCTTAAAATAAAAGGGAACAGGTTGCCAAGTGCAATCTGTTCCCTTTTTTTGTTCTATTTGTTACTCGCTGGTAGGCTGACAGCATGGCTTACACAGTAGAACGAAACGGAAGATTTACCGCCTATTACCGCAAAGACGGCAAAGTCAAATCGGTAGGCACTTACTCATCTAGGGCTAAAGCACTTAACGCTGGATTACTTGCCGAAGAAGGCGAGTTTAATCTCATGCCCGACAATCACAAGACCTTCAACACTTACCTTGAACAACTTGCGAACAACTCAGAGATACGAGTCATAACTCGCAAGACTTATTTAACCCTGCTAAAGAAGTATGCCCAACCCACTTTAGGTACTAAGCGCATCACCGCAATCACCAAGCGTGATGTCAAAGCCTTACTAGAAGGCTTGTCCAAGCAAGGGCTAAGCCCTAGCACTATCTCCCACCTAAAGACTTCTTTAGGCTCACTCTTTAGGCTCGCCATAGATGACGAAGCCATAGCAACCAATCCCACCCACCGCATACGCATAGCCCTATCCAAGCCTGACCCTACCTACTCGCTTGACCCTGCCGACTTCAACAAGATACAAAAGAACTTACCCACAGAGGGCAGTCGTCTTTTGGCACGCTTCCTTGTTGCTTCTGGCTGCCGGTTCGGAGAAGCAACAGAACTACGAGTAAAAGACTTTAATTTCCAATCAAAAGAAGTTTATATAAGAAGAACAGTTAGTGATGTAGGTTCTAAATATCATTCCGAGGGGAAAAGATTTCTCGTAGTGGCGGCGACAAAGAACGGCAATAAACGCACAGTAGTGCTGTCTGATAAGCTGGTAGCAGAGATAAAGGCTTATGTATCAGCAAAAGCCCTATCAAAAGAAGAGTTACTCTTCTCTAAGCAGTTGGTAGAGAAGCCAAGTAAAATAGGAAGTCCTACTAAAAGCGTAGGAAAGCCTTACACCGTTGGGAGCAGAACATTCCAACACGCAACAGCGTATTCGTACAATGTGGGCGGTTGTCGGTGTGAGGCGTGTAAGCAAGCGGTAAAGGAATACCGTAGTCACTATAGAAAGGACAAGGGAAAGGGCAAAGTAGAAAGCCTTAGCAAAAGCCTTAGCAAAAGCGCAAGCAATAGCAAAAGCCTTAGCGAAAGCCATCTACCTCGGGACAAGTGGCGAGCCATTTGGAACGAAGCCATCAACAAGTCAGGTATTGGCTGGTATCCCACCACTCACGACCTTCGGCACGCTAACGCTACTCAGTTGTTAAAGAACGGGGTAGATGTGCATGAGGTCAAAGAGCGGTTAGGTCATCAGTCAATCGTAACGACGGAGAGGTATCTGCACCGTATCCGCCACCAGCAGTCAAAGGCGAGTGAACTCGTTAATGACTATTTGGAGTGATTATGAAACTAACAGGAAAAGGCAAAAAGGTAGTCGGAATGATTACTGCTATGCCACTAACAGCGGTGGTACTGATAGGGCTTGCTGCCCCAGCAGTAGCACCAACGCCAGCCCAAGCACTAGAGGCACAGCGACTCGTTCTCAACAAGTATGCGAATGAGACTGTCTTAGCCCCTAAAGACCTTGTAGGTCTCCTTCAAGCCACAGGCTTCAAGGGTCAAGCCCTACAGTATGCGTGGGCGGTGTCTATGAAAGAATCACATGGAAACGCTCTTGATTACAATGGCAACATCCATACAGGAGATAACTCCTATGGCTTGTTCCAAATCAACATGTTGGGTTCAATGGGACCCGATAGAAGAGCCCAATACGGTTTAGCATACAACGCTGAACTGCTTAACCCTGTGAAGAACGCTCAGGTTGCTTATCAGATGAGCAACGGGGGCAAAAATTGGAGTGCATGGAAGGGCACAAGGCAGAAGGTTGTACAAGACTGGTTAGCCAAGTATCCATACAAGGCACACACTCAGGCGAAGAAAGCCGTAGCAAAAGCAAAGGTAAAGGTCAAGCAGATTGGCTCAAAGACAAAGCCAGTTCGTAAGACAAAGCCTAAGCAAAAGCCAAAGCAATAGCAGAAGGCGAAAAGAAAGCCCCTACTATAAAAGTTAGTAGGGGCTTTCTTCTTTTAGAGATTACTGATTGTCTTTAATCAACTTTACTTCACAAGCATCGGTGGTGCAGTAAGCCTCACCAATAGCGTCGGAAGCCATACCTGCATAGACTCCTGAGAAGTCAATTGGGAACAAAGACATACGATAAGACTCATACTCTTCAGCACTAATCTGGGTGTATGGCATCTGGGCATAGACGGTGTTGCCCATAGGCAAGAAACTAATCGTCTTTAGCTGTCCGTCATACATGTGAAGCACAGACTCAATGTTCTCTGCTTCTTTATCAGCGTCAAAGGTAACAGTCACAGATACAGAGTTGTCTGACCAGTAGCGCTGTGCTGCCGCTGCCAAAGCAACCTTCTCATAGATTGAAACTTCTTTTTCAGCACGCTTAGCGTTGGTCTCTACAGGGAAATAAACAACACTTGTATTCTCTGTATCCGTTACATCAGGCTCAATCTTGTATTGCGCCATTTGGAAGAGAGGAAGCATAGGGTCGTTATTGCGGAAACGGATTGCACGAAGGAAGTGCTTTCCACCTGAAGCCCAGTGAACGCCTGGCGACTCACCTGCAAGGATAGAAACTGTTCCTGAAGGCTTAACGGTAGTCGTCTTTATGGACTCACGAATACCTAGCCACTCTGAGTAAGTGACATCGTGACCCTTAACAACCTTATAGCCTTCATCCATCCATGTGCGAAGTTCAGACCAGCCATTGTTATCTGCAAAGTTTGCTACACCAGAGATTGAAGTTCCGATACGGCGGTTACGTTGCAT